TGGCCGGATCAACCGGCGGCCACGGCGACGTGCTCCGCGAGCTGGCCGTGAACGTGGTGGTGGCCGGCGAGTGCTACCTGTACGGCCGCACCGAGCCGGCCCGCGACCCGGAGCCCGACGAGGCCGCCGAGCTGGTCCCCGTACGCGAGCTGTGGGACGTGCGCTCGATTGACGAGGTACGCGCCACCGCGGAGGGCACCATCCGGGTGGTGGACCGCCCCGACGCCCGCGACCAGGACGGCGAGGTGGTGTCCCAGGACGCCTACCTGATCCGCGTGTGGCAGCGCCACGCCCGCTTCGGCGGGCTGCCCGACTCGATGTTGCGCGGGGTGTTGGGCGCCACCGAGGAACTACTGCTGATGGAGCAGGCCGCCCGCGCCAGCGCCCGGTCGCGGCTGAACGCCGGCATGCTCCTGGTGCCCGACGAGCTGGAGTTCGTACCCGTACGGCCCACAGCCGAGGGCGAAGATCAGGTACACGACGACACGTTCCTGGCCGACCTGATGGACGCCATGGTGACGCCGGTACAGGACGAGGGCGACGCCAGCGCGGTGGTGCCCATGGTGGTGCGCGGCGCCGCCGAGTACCTGTCGGCCCTACGCCACCTGGACTTCACCCGCCAGCTCGACGGCCAGGTGTTGGCCCGCCAGGACGCCGCGCTCAAGCGGATCGCGCAGGGCATGAACCTACCGGTGGAGATCATCACCGGCATGGGTGACGTGAACCATTGGACGGCGTGGCAGGTGGACGACGCCACGTGGAAGGGGCACCTGGAGCCCCTGGCGATCATGCTGGTGAACGCGCTGACCGAGGGGTTCCTGTACCCGTTCCTAGAGGCGGCCGGGGTGGACCGCCCCGAGCGGTTCGTGGTGTGGTACGACCCGTCGCGGCTGATCGCACGGCCCAACCTGGCCCAAGCGGCCAACGAGGCTCACGACCGGAAGGTGATCAGCGACGACGCCTACCGCAAGGCCCGCGGGTTCAACGACGAGGACGCGCCCAGCCAGGACCCGTCGGTGGCCGACGCCATCGCCATGGTGCGGTCGGACCCCGGGCTCATGCGCGACCCCGGGCTGCCCGCCCTGATCGCCGCGCTGCGCCAGGCCCGCGACGCGACCAGCGGCGACACCGCCGCCCTACCCGCCCCGGCCCCGGACGAGCCCGACGCCGACCCCCAAGCGGACCCGACCCCGGATCAGCCGGACGGCCCGGACGACGGCGCCCCCTCGGTGATCGGCGCGGCGGTGGGCGAGCCCCGCGTGCCCGCCGACCTCGGCCGCCGGCTGCGCGACATCGACCGGGACCTACGCAACCGGGTCGAGGCCGCCGCGGACGGCCAGATGCGGCGCGCGCTGGAGCGGGCCGGCGCCCAGCTGCGCACCAAGGCCCGCCGCCAGCGGGCCGCGTCCGATGCCGTGTCCGGTGTGACCAACGACCGGGTGGCCGCCACCCTCGGCCCCGCCCTGGTTCAGTCGTTGGGGGTGTCCGAGCTGGAGCTACTGGAGGGCGCGTTCACGCCGCTGGGCGACCGCTTCATCCGCTGGTGTAAGGCCGCGGGTGACGCCACCCTGGACGCCATACCCGCCCTTGATCCGGCCGAGCGGCAGCTACAGGACGCCCACCTGTCCGAGCTGGCCGTGGACGCCTGGCGGTGGCTGGAGGCCGAGCTGGTCGAGCGCGCCACCAGCCTGCTGTACGACCCCGAGCCCACCGCCCCTGAGCGCGGCGAGTTCGACGACGTAACGGTGGTGCCGTTCGACCTGATCCGTGAGGCCATCGCGCGGGCCGGGGGGCTGACGGAGCACCAGACTACGGTGGCTGCGGGCGACCCGATCATGGACGCCGCCACCCGCACCGCGGTGGGGATCGCCACCGGGCTGTTGTCTCGACAGCTGTTGGACGACGCCGGGGTGGCCACCGAGGCGTACGAGTGGGAGTACGGCCCGTACCAACGGTCCCAAGGGTTCGAACCACACGTCCTGCTCGACGGGCTGGTGTTTGAGTCGTTCACCGACGACGCGCTGGCCAACGAGGGCGACTGGCCCCCGGTGGCGTTTTTCATGCCTGGCGACCACCGCGGGTGCCGCTGCGACGTGACGCCTGTACTGATCGACGCCAAGGGCCGCCCCACCCCCGAGGCCGAGCTGCTGTTCGAAGGCCCCACGGGTGAGGAGCTGGCGCGCGGGCTGTTGACGGCCCCCGAGTCGGCGCCGTCGGTGCCGCTACGGCGCCACCCCGCCGGTGGGTACACCTACGTTGACGAGGACGGGGTGGGCTACTACGTCCGTCAGCTGATCACCAACGAGGGGCGGCCCGGCGCGTGGCGTATCGAGGAACAGTTCCTCGGCCCTGACGGCGGGCTGATGGCCCGGGTGTTGGGTGAGGCCCGCACCCTGCACGACGTACGCAAGGTGGTGGGCGCCAAGCTGGCCGGACTCAACGTGGACCTGGTGGGCCAAGGGGTGCGAGACTTCGCCACCTGACCGACCTACCCTGTCGCCACCCAAGGAGCTGCCATGGCCGCCACCCGCCGTTACGCCCGCCGAGCCCTCGCCGCCCGCACCGTGGTCGCTGCCGCGGAGCCACCGGCCGCCATGCACTGGCGTGGCGCGATCACCGTGGAAGGCCGGATGACCGGCGACGGCCGGGGCGCCGAGTCGGGCGCGTGGACGTGGGACACCCCGTTCCCGCTCACCTGGCAGCGCGAGGGGGGCGGCCACGATGGCGCCACCGTGGTGGGCACCGTGTGGGAGGTGTGGCGCGACGGTGACCTGATCATGGGGCGCGGCACGTTCGACCTTGGCTCCGACGAGGGCCGCGAGGCCGCCCGCCACGTGGCGGAAGGGCTCACAAACGACGTGTCCATCGAGCCCGACTCCATCGACGCGGAGCTACGGGTGGCGGCCGAGGTGGTGGAAGCCTGGGAGCAGCCGGTGGACGACGAGTTCGCGGACGACGCGCCCGAGCGCGACACCGACGGCGAGGGCCGCGTGATCCTCGACGCGGTCCACCACGACGACATGGTGGAGGTGGTGACGGCTGGGCGTATCCGCACCCTCGCCATGGTCACCACCGCCGCCTACGACGAGGCCACCATCGAGCTGGAGGCCGGGCTGACCCTCGACGGGCTGTTGGCCGGCGACGTGGGCCAGGGCGACCCCGCGGCCGGGCTGGCCAAGCGCGACAAGGGCGACGACTACGCCGCCGCAGACACGGCCGAGGCGGTGGGCGAGGCCAGGTCGCAGGCCGACGGGGTGTTGGCCGCGCTGGACGGCGACGAGCCCGACGTGGCCGCCGCCCGCGACGCCACGGTGGCGGTGATCGAACAGCTGGACGCCGCGCTGGGCATGATCGGCGCCGACGAGGCCCCCGAGCCCGAGCCGGAACCCGAGCCCGAGCCCGAGGATCAGGCCGCCGCGGTGGTCGCCGCCGCCGTACCCGCTGCGCCGCCGGCCGGGTGGTTCGATGACCCCGAGCTGGACGGCCCCACCCCGCTCCAGGTGACCGACGACGGCCGGGTGTACGGCCACCTGGCCACGTGGGGTACCTGCCACATCGGCCGCGACGACGTGTGCCTCACCCCGCCCAACAGCGAGGCGGCCTACGCCTACTTCGCCACCGGCGAGGTGGTGGCCGAGTGCGGGCCGTGCGACGACGGCGCCACCCTGGTGTCGATCCCGACCGGCACCATCACCATGGGCACCGGGCACGCCGAGCTGGCGGCCCGCCCCCGTCAGGCCATGGAGCACTACGACAACACCGGCGCGGCGGTGGCCGACGTGGCGGCCGGCGAGGACGCCTACGGCATCTGGGTGGCCGGGGCGCTGCGCCCCACGGCGACCGAGGATCAGGTTCGCGCACTCCGCGGCAGCTCGCTGTCCGGGGACTGGCGGCGCATCGGTGGGGCGCTGGAGCTGGTGGCGGCGCTCGCAGTGAACGTGCCGGGGTTCCCGATCCCGCGGGCCGTGGCCGCCTCGGCCGGGCTGGCCGACCCCACGCCGCGCCCCCGTGCGCGCCACACCGAGGTGGGCACGCTCGCGCTGGTGGCGGCCGGCACCCTCACCCGCGAGGTACCCACGTTCGATGCGCCCGACACCGACCCGGGCGCCGCCGCGTCGTTGGCGCTGGCCCGGTCGGTCAAGCGGCTGGAGCGG